CCCGGGAAGAAGGCTGTGAAACTGCCATGTTCCTGGGTGATTGGCACAACAACCGAGCGGCCATTAACATTGATACACTCAACTACAGACTACGAGACCTGGAGCAATTGAATGACAATTTTGAGCGTGTTTATTTTATCCCTGGAAATCACGATTTGTATTATCGTGATAAACGTGATATTCAATCGGTTGAATGGGCTCGTCACCTCCCGAATGTTCAAATTGTTAACGATTGGTTTTCTGACGGTGATGTGGTTATTGCTCCTTGGCTTGTCGGAGATGATCACAAACGAATTCCTCGACTTTCTGCCAAATACATGTTTGGGCACTTTGAGTTGCCAGGCTACCTGATGAACGCCATGGTGGCCATGCCCGAGCATGGTGATGTACGCAGAGAACACTTTGGCGGATTCGATCATGTGTTTACAGGACACTTTCATAAACGACAAACACAAAAGAATATCACATACATCGGCAACTGCTTTCCGCACAACTATGCCGATGCCGGAGACGATGATCGTGGCCTAATGATCCTAGAGTGGGGCAAAGAGCCTGTACATCATGCATGGCCCGACCAACCCAGGTATCGTGTGTTCCAACTCAGCGATGTGCTTAGACATACAGAAGCCATGTTACAACCCGGTATGCATTGCCGTGTCAACTTGGATATCGATATCAGCTACGAAGAAGCTACATTTATCAAAGAAACTTTTATCGATCAATATAAACTTAGAGAGATTACACTTATCCCTGCCAAAGTCACAGACTTGACAGAATACGAAATACAGGGTAATATAGCGTTTGAAAGTGTGGATCAAATTGTCACAGGACAACTCAGCAACATAGAAAGCGATAAGTTTAACAAAAACTTGTTGTTAGACATTTATAGAAATCTATGACATTTAAAATTAAAGATCTTACCGTGAAGAATTTCATGAGTGTGGGCAATGCCACACAAGCGGTTAACTTTGATCGCAGAGATTTGACTTTGGTCTTGGGTGAAAACCTAGACCTAGGGGGCGATGACTCAGGAGCTCGTAACGGGACCGGGAAGACCACAATCATAAATGCGCTGTCCTATGCCCTTTACGGCAACGCCCTTACTAATATTAAAAAAGACAACTTGATCAACAAGACCAATACCAAAGGTATGATGGTCACAATTGATTTTGAAGTCAACGGTGTTGACTATCGCATCGAGCGTGGGCGCAAACCAGGCGTAATGAAATTCTGGATCAGTGGCAACGAAAAAGAAATCACCGACGACAGTCAAGGCGATTCGAGAGAAACGCAAGCAGAAATTGAGCGTATGTTGGGTATGAGTCATGACATGTTCAAGCACATTGTGGCACTTAACACTTACACAGAGCCGTTCCTTAGTCTAAAGGCCAACGATCAACGCACTATCATTGAGCAGTTGTTGGGCATTACCTTACTAAGTGAAAAAGCAGAACATCTCAAAGAACTGGGTAAAGCCACAAAAGATGCCATCACATCCGAAGAGTTTCGTATCAAGGCTGTAGGAGATGCTAATAAACGCATAGAAGAACAAATTGAAAACTTGCGTAAGCGTCAGCGCATGTGGCAAGCCAAACACAATGAAGATATTGCCAGGTTCCAATCAGCATTTGACGAATTGAGCCGGATTGATATCGAAGCAGAACTAGCGGCACATCTTGCACTGACTGCTTACAACAACAAAGCCAAACAGATCAAAGAACTAACAGCATGGATCAAGCGGTGTGAGTTAGATGAGGCCAGAGAAACTAAAACTATTGAAAAATTAAAGGCTGACATTGCCAGTTTAGAAAATCATACTTGCCACAGTTGTGGTCAAGCGTTCCATGACGACAAACAAGAAACCTTGTTAGAGGAAAAGCGACGAGCATTGCAAGAAGCCGCATTGAATGCACTGGCATCTAACACACAATGGATAGAGCATACTGATGCACTACGGGCATTAGGCGAGTTGGGCGCACAACCTGTTGTATTTTACGATCGCGAAAGTGATGCTTTTGAACATCGTAGTAGCATGGCCAGTATATTGGCACAGTTATCAGCCAAAGAAGCAGAAGCAGATCCTTACAGTGAGCAGATCCGGGAAATGAGCGAGCAGGCCCTGGAAGAAATTGATTTCAGCATAATGAATGAATTGGTTAATCTTAGAGAGCACCAAGATTTTCTGTTAAAACTGCTGACCAACAAAGATAGTTTCATCCGCAAGCGTATCATTGATCAGAACTTGAGTTATTTAAACGCTAGGTTAGGACAATACTTAGATCGCATTGGTCTCCCGCATACTGTGAAATTCAACAACGACTTGACTGTGGCCATTACAGAACTAGGGCGTGATTTAGACTTTGACAACTTGAGCAGAGGTGAACGCAATAGACTTATTTTAAGTTTGTCGTGGGCATTCCGTGATGTATGGGAAAGTCTGTACCAACCCATTAACTTGTTGTTCATTGACGAACTGGTTGACTCAGGTATGGACAGTTCAGGTGTTGAAAACAGTCTTGCTATTCTAAAGAAGATGAGCAGAGACAGCAACAAGTCAATTTGGTTAGTAAGTCACAAAGACGAACTTGCAGGGCGTGTAAACAACACACTGCATGTGGTCAAAGAAAACGGCTTTACCACTTACAACACCGATGTTGAAATAGTATAATAAAATTGTAATAATATTTAATCATGGCACACAAAGGCATAATTACTATGCATGACATGGACATATCAAGGTTTACCAGTTGAAGAATTACCCGAAGACTGCGTGGGCTTTGTCTACATCATCACGAATAGTATATCAGGGCGCAAATACATAGGTAAAAAACTAGCGAAATTCGCAAAAACCTCTTACAAAGTAGTAAAACTCAAAAACGGCACAAAGAAAAAGAAACGAATCAGAAGCAAAATAGACAGCGACTGGCAAACATATTATGGCTCAAACGAAGAATTGAATAAAGATGTTGCGGCTTTGGGCGCAGATCAGTTTACACGAGAAATCATGTACTACTGTCGCTCCAAAGCCGAATGTAGTTATATCGAGGCGCGAGAACAATTCACACACAAAGTGCTAGAATCACAAGATTACTACAACGGCCAGATTAGTGTCCGTGTACATGGCTCCCACATAAAGAAATTAAACGGTTAAAGCTCGCGCAGGCTAACATCATGCGTCTAAGACAACAGGACCTCGGGTCGCTGGGACGGAAATCTCTCGCCGTTAAGAGTACTCAATCACTATCCTTTACAGGACGAAGATCGCTAATTGCCGCGGTTTGATTGTTTGAAGAAAATGTTAAGGCTGAAAAGACGCAGTAGTGATACTGCACGGTTAACAGTTACGCTAGTATGTTATTGTTAATCCGCCGTTGTGAAAAGACAGAATGAGCAGGTACCGGACAACCGCCTGTGTAAGAGTTTATATTGAATTATAGTCAACTATAGTCAACTATAGACCTTTTTAGTTCTAATACTAGTGATCGTGCTACTCGGATGATGCTATCTTTGCCCTGTGCGGGCAAAGTGTGACCGATTAATCTGGATGATACTAAAGTCAGAAAATAGTGTTGTGAGCGCAAGCGAAACAACAGATCTCGTTAGAGATCTTAATATAATCCTAACTCTTTTAGTTTCTGTAAGTAATGAGTTTGCCCATGTACAACTCGATTACCCCATTCATCTGCTGCCGTAGTATTAGCGGCATCTGTTACAAACTTGTAACAACTAAATTTGATATTGTTTGATTGGCATACTTTGGCTATGGCATAGGCTTCCATATCTACTAGATCTGCAGGTATTGCCAGTGAGGGATTCTCTACAAAGTCATCGCCTGTGCTACAAGTTAGCCCTGATCCAAATTCAACAACAGCATCTGCTTCGTATGGCGTTTGTCCTGGCCCAAATCCCAAACTGCCGCACAGCATATCCCTCTGTACAAATCTAGTGGCTTGATAGAATCCAGTGGGTTGTGTTATGCCCCCGGCTGTGCCGAAGTTAATTATATGCGCGGGGCGGTGTCGTTCGATTAATTGTGCGGCTTTAGAGGCGGCATTTACTTTGCCTACCCCTGTATAAAATACAAAAGGCAAGTCTGCTAGTTCCGGGGCTTCGTCGTATAAGGCTAATAGTACGATTGTTTTCATGTTTAAAAGAATGGCATTCCAGATTTCTTGGCAGTTTCTAAATTGTCTTTGATTAGTTTGACTATGGTTTCTCTTTCAGATGGACTCATTTCCATGGCTTCTGTGTATGAAACACTTCCTCGCATGTACCAACACAACTGCATTATCTCTCGTTTTAGGGCTTTTGAATCTTTTTCCAGGCTATCTAGCCAAGCAATGACTTCTTCATTGTTGAGAATCAAAAGCCTTTGTCGAAAAAATTTGATTGGTTAAACTCCAATCCTGATTCATACTCGGCCGCACATTCTGAACAAGTTAGTTTCATTGGGGGCAACTTGTTTTCTTTTATTATGGTGTCGATTTTTTCTTTGATTGCAGTATACGAGTCTCTACTGCAATTTTCCAAGTATTCTGTAATAAACTTTCTGTCAGTCACAGGGTCTTGGCCTTCCGCAGTGATGCTCTCAATGCACACAGCAATTGAGTCCACATTCATCTGTTTGAGTTTGTTAAAACTTTCAGTGAATCTTGAGGCTTTTTCTTCATCGCTCAGGGCTTCGTTTCTGATAATGCTGTCCACTAGTCGTTGTTCTTCATA